GCAAAGATTGCGTCAGGTAAACAATCTATTATTAAATCAAGATACTTTACCTTGTCAAAAAAAGACATTTCAACCATTTTCACACTCCTTGATTTATAATATATGTTCTTCATAAGTTATTTATAAGAAAACCAATAAATAAATTATAAATACTATTGATAAAGTATAGGAGTATATTGTATGCCAGAAATTAACTTGAAAAATATACTTATAACAATGGGAATTGTTTTTGGTCTTGTCAGTTCTATCTTTGCGCTGGATGGTAGATATGCTACAAGTAAAGAACTTGCAAAAATGGAACAACAGACTGTTCAAACCTTTCAGCAATTGAGAGTAGATATGCAAAAATCCGATTTACAACAAAGACTTGACAGATATAACGATAGAATATCTGAACTAAAATTACTCAGAAAAAAATATCCAAATGATAGGGATTATGAAGATCAGTATATGGAGATGAAACGAGATCTTTTAGAAAGAATTGACCTTTATCTCATCAATGAGAAACTATGGTCGGGTGAAGTGGCAACAAAATGGGAACCACCGGAGGGCCTTTTTACTTCAAGTGCAGAGAATATAGCGAAGGTTCTTCATTCACAGAGCAATGACTTGAAACAGGCCATGTCACGGCTTAATTTTTATATTAACAGGGCGGGTGATAAGCTTTCAAGTGCTAGAAGACGCACTCTTGAGGATGCCAAAGAGCTTTTGAGGAAGAAATTCGGTGTAAAAAAGAAAGAAGAGGAGAAGTAATATGGGAGAATTAATAAGAAATCAAATTTTAACAGAGGGTGGATTTCCCATAGTAAGATTAAAACAGATAGCGCCCAATTTCACAAGGATAAATATCGGTGAAACAGTTCTATATTTTTCATATGAAACCCTTGTTGCCTTTGAAGTAGATGGTAGAATATATGCCACACAAGAAAAATACAGTAGAACAACATCGAAACATATCAATCTGTTAAATGTAGATGAGTATATACCAGCAGAAGAGTGGGAACAATTCACAAAGAAGAAACTGGGTAATTTGGTGAAGTAATAATATGCCGAAGCCAAGAGAGGGAGAAGGAAAACAGGAATATCTTTCACGTTGTATTCCGATATTGAAGGGAGAAGGATACGACCAAGATCAAGCAGTTGCCATCTGTTATTCAATGTGGAGACAGAATACCGGAAAGAATGAAAATATAGATCAGATAATTGACAAATATCTTGTCAATGAGCATTTTATGTTAAAACCATCAGGACATAGAAGGCCATCTCAATTAAGCACTTCCACCAATATGAAATGTATGGAATGTGGTAAAAGATTCAAAAAGAAAATTGGGAAAAGCACTTATGAGGTGAAATGCCCCAAGTGTGGAGGATACGATACGGAACCAGAATAATGAAACTGAAAAATTATTTAATAAAAGCCGAAGATGAACTCAAAATGAAACTTATAGATTTTTTCAAAAAGAATCCAAATCCATCGGACAGTAAAGTTCATACTTTTGCAGATGAGCTTGGAATTGAGCACGACAAAGTAGAAGCAGCTATATATGCACTTCTAACATCTTACATAAAGGATTTAAAGGGGGAGAAATGAGTAAAGATAGGAAAAATTCAAGACAATTAAATGAGGAGTTGATTAGTCAAGTCCTGATGAGTAAATCGTGGTGGGAAAAATCACCCTTTTTGAAGGAAGAATACAAGAAAGTGAAGAAGCCTCACTTTACAACTGAACAGGCCAAAGAAATTGGTGAAAAACTTGGTATTGATTGGAAGAAATCTGAATTTGATGTTGAGCAATTTCGCATGGGAATGGATGTAGAGCTTGAACACGGTAATATAAATCAGCATACAAATGTAACTAATGATGATACAATCAACACAGCAAAGATTGCCCTTGCTCACTTGAATGAAATATCCAATTATTATACTCTTCTCGATGAGATGGAGAAGAAGGGGAAAGAAACTAAAAATCCGATAGTATAAAAATGAGATTAGAAAAATTTCTGAAAGAAGATGATATTCAAACCATAAATGCCAGACAAAGGCTAAAGAAACAAATACAGGATATAGAAAAACAGATTAGAAATACAGAAAATAAAGAAACAAAAGAATCTTTGAGAAAAAGAAAAGAAGCATTACAGAAATCATTGGAAAGGTATAGAGAATCACAAAGGGTCTGATATTGTTTATTAAACATCACTTTACAGATAATACAAGGACATTTCAACCTAAATTTCCAGAGAAATACAAGGGGAAATGGCCAATACTTGTAAGAAGCGAATGGGAAAGGAAATTCGCACAATGGTGCGATGTAAACCCAAGTGTCATAACTTGGGCATCCGAAGCGGTTGAGATACCCTATTTTGATCCTATAAACAAGAAGAGCAGGAGATATTATCCAGATTTTATGTTGAGAGTTCTGGATAAGAATAAAAAGGAAGTTGTTTATGTGGTTGAGATTAAACCATACAGGGAAACAGTTCCTCCTAAGCAGAAGGGTAATAAGTCTGCAAAGACAAGAATATATGAGCAGATAACATATTCAAGAAATCAGGCGAAGTGGACAGCAGCCACAGAGTTTTGTAAAAAGAGAGGTTACGAGTTCAAGATTTTTACAGAGAAGGAATTATTTGGTAGATAAAAATGCCAGAAATTAATAAAGTATTCAGCGTAAGAGAAGGAAGGGTATCATTCAAGTCTGGTCATGTTTATAGGTTCAAATATCTGAATTATGAGAATGATCCGGAACCAACTATAATCTGTATTAATGCAATCCGTGGTATTCATCCAAAAACAAGAAGGATGCATAATTATATTCAGGGAATTAATTTTACATATATTCCCAGAAGCCAGAGAAAGGTATTTGCAAAAGTATGGAAAGAGACATTGGATAGGAACAAGGGGCACACATTGTTGACTTGGAAGCTGATAAAGAGAAAATGGCCTTGGATGAAACAGGCAATAAGAAGATACATTCTTGGTGCAGGCTATATTCGTAATCCAAAGGAGTTTCTTGGTGATGAAATGGAAATCGCTATCGTCGGTACTTGGAGAAAGGATTTTTCAAAAAGAATGACAAGAGCGAGAGAAAAGGGAATGAAATATCTTGAAGCTGAACAAAGAAAGTTTGGTTTATAACGGAGGATAAAAGATGGAAAGAGATTTGACAATGACAGGAATATACGGGCCAACCGTGAGAATGGTATCATCCGATACTGCACAATCTTTTTCTGCTAATGTATTGGCTAATACGGACGGTGAACCGTCCGATTCTGTTATTATTACTTGTGAATCAAATGATATAAGGATAGGATGGATGACAACACCTACACAGGGTGCATCTGGTGTTGGACATTTATTGTCAAGCGGTGATACCTTCAGAATTGTTGGTCGCGATAATATTTTGAGGTTTAAATTTATTAGCGCGGTAAATGGTATTCATGGAGTTCTTCAAATAACACCAGAATATTAATTGGAGGATATGAAAAATGAATTTTATTACACCGTTTGGTAAAGGTGGAGCCAGTGGAACATCCGGAACATCCGGAACATCCGGAACATCAGGTGTGGGGCCGGTTGCAAGTGATACACAGGTTTTGTTTATGGACGGAACATCTGTTAGTGGAGATGCCGGCCTTATATTTGATAAAACATATGAGCTTCTTACTGTTTCCAATCTTAATGTTACTGAATTTATTGCTGTTTCTGGTGGAGCCGGTGAGATATTTTTTAATGATGCTGGTGTTATTGGTGGAAGTGACAGTTTTAAATTTGATTCTTCAACAGGAAAACTTACCCTTTCATCAATATCCGATACCCAATTTATCTTCAGTAACGATGGTGTGATTGAGGGAACAGACCTTCTTACTACACCGGAATATACATCAGATTATTCATTGGGGGAAAGATATTTAAGAGCGTATAAGCTTGTGGATATAGGTAGAGACGGAACAACAGTTGATGGATGGAATTATAATTCTGCATTTGCAAGTATTACATCTATCAATGTTCCAAAAACAAGCTTTCATTACAACGGCCCGTCCGTAATGGGAACATACAACAATGTTAGTATTGAAGAATCTTCATCTTCATTTATATCGCGAGTTATTGGTAACTATACATATGTTAGAAATAACAAAGATGTTGCAACATCTTATGCAGCCAATTATGTTGTATCAAATACTAATACTCTCGATGGTAAGACTGTTACTGTGAACGGTGTTGTCTATACATTCAGGAACACTATATCAGTGGACGGTGATGTTCAAGTCGGTGCATCTATTTCTGAGTCCATGCAGAACCTTCTTGATGCAATAAATCATACCGGAACCCCGGGCGTT